TCACTTGTTGCTGTACTGTAGTTGGTTCCGCGCCTACAGCATTACTTAATGTAGTAACTTCAAATGTAAGAACAAATATACGAGCTTGAGCATCATTTCCATAAAACACAGCTGTGTAAAAATTAGGTGTAGTTATTACGTTCCAACCAGCTGCTTGAGGACCACCATCTAATTGAAAATAATCTGAAACATCATTTCCAGGATTATTTCCATCTACAGCTGAAATTAATTGCACATCAATTGTAGTAAAATCTGCTGGATCTAAAGCTATTCCAAATTGATCATTTACTCTAAAATCTGAGTTAAATATATCAGCACCAAGAGTTAATCCTTCATCAAAAACACTTGCATTTAATGGTCCAACACCACTACCACCTGATGTTTCATTTAAAATAAAATCATTTAAATCTTGTATTAAACCTGTAGTAGTTGTTTCCCAAAATATATCTAAATTAGATATTACAGGTTCTGTTTCATAAACAGATAAATATTGTATACCTGGAACTTTTAAAGGGAAAGCACCTGCAATGTTTTGCGTGGGAACAAAATATAAAACATCTCCTTCATCTACTGTAACTAACTGAGCAGTTGCCCCATCTATTTTCATTAATGTTATTGTATCGTTAGCAGGAGCTGCAACTTGAGTATATACGTTAACATAAGTATTTTCTGGTATAGTTGTACCTTGAACTAACATACCAGGTAAAGGAATTCCTGACACACTAGATATTTCTAGAGCAGTTCCACCACCAACGTTAGATTGTTGTGTAGGAACAACAGCTGAAGCTGGTAAATAATCAGTTTCTGCTACTTGTCCTATTTCATTTTGAGTACTTATTCTAGCAATAAGAGGATTAGAATCAAATTGATAAAATTGAGGATAAAAATTTGGTTGAGGTGGACTCAATGGGTCGTATTCAAACAAATTAAACATAGTAGATATAGTAGAAGCTGTATCTGCTATTCTTCCAGGATAATACTGTGCATTAGATAAACCAATATTATCTGACTCAGTTCGTACTGTACCTGTAATTAAATTATAATCTATAGGTGTATCAGTATTTTGTACTCTACCAAAAAGTCTTACTGAACTTCTATATTGTTTTTGATCAGGACCAACTTCGCTTAAATCTCTAGGAACTTTATTTATATTATCATTTATTAAAACAACATGAGAAGAACTATCTAGTTCTAATGTTTGATCTTCTGGATATGAAGCCATAATACCAGGTAGATACACATTATAATATTCTTGCTCTGTTTGTTTTACTACAATTTTGTATGAATACCAACCTAATGGATTGTAATCACTACTTGTATCATCGCCATTATATATACCTGGCCAAGCAAAATTAGAATTTGCTGTGGGACCAATAGGATTGTTAAATAAAACTTTTAACGATTCACCTGGAAACTGTAGTTTATTATCCCCAACAGAAATATATGCAGAATAAATAGTGTCACCTATAAATGTAGAACCTTCAGCTTGTTTTGCTTCTTTGTTATTAGAAAGTACTACAGATGATTGTCTTCCAAATCTATCGGACAATACTATACCAACTTGATAATTTCTGTTTTGTTTTAATGAGTGGTTAGGATATTCTACTTTACTAGTTCTTTGATTAACTGTTCCAGGATCAGTAAATGTTAACACTTGATTATCAAGAAAAGTAGCAAGACTACCTAATCCAGTAGGAACTCTATCAAAAGTAACCAACGTGTTAGCACCTGCAACAGCTTGTACTTTTGCTAAAAATGTTCCATTTGAATCTAAAATATCATCACCTACTTCAATATCTGTTACACCAGGCGCTGCAGTCCACAGCTTTACTGTTAAAACAAGACTACCAGGAGTTAAGGTTTGGTTACCATCTACTTGAGCTGTACCATCTTTTATTTCAAATCCAGATTTATCACCTACTGTTACATTATAATCTATAAATTCTGGTGGAGTATGTTTATTTAAATAATTTCCATATATTACTCTATTACCAGAAACTTCTTGTGAAAAAGCTTTAACTGGTATTTTATCAAACACTCTAGTTAAATCACCTTCTGGTAAAGTTTTTATAGGTTTTTTAGAAACATAGTTGTAAGTATATGTATATTGATCACCTATGTATATGTATTCATTTATAGGTATTGATACAGCACTACTAGCCGTTATAGTAGTTGTAGATTGATCATATGATAAAACAGTTACTTGTGTAGTAATTGATTTACCTGTTATAATATCACCTACATTTATAGTTCCCACAACAGTAGCTGCTGACAAAGTTATTTGATCACTTGCAACAACAGCTGGACTAACTTGAGCTCTTCCACTTGAATTTCTTACTTCTTCTATTGGTATTGTATCTATAACTCTTACTGCTAAACCGTCTGATTCTTTGTAAAGTATATCTATTTCTTTTAATTTTAAATTATCTTGGAGATTAAATTTATTAAAAGGTAAAGGCAATACTAATGTAATATCTTCTACTTTATTTTCCATAAACTCAACTATAGTACTTCTGTAAGCATCAGCTTGATCATCTCTTACGAGACTAGGAAAACCACCAACTTGATATAAAAAATAACCATCTTGTTTTGGAATAAAAGCAGGTTGTGTAAAAGGTGCAAATATAGAATACTCATTATCATCATATCTAAACCTATAACTAAACCTTACAAACTTATCATCTAAAAACGCTGGATCACCACTAAAATTACCATTATAATATGGATTAGGTGTTCCAAATACTAAAGTTGTATTGTCTGGTAATGGACTAGCCGACGCTGGAGGAGATGATATAGGTGGATTAGCATTTACTTCATTAGGATCACGAGTTCCTTGAAAACCTAAAACATCTCCAGCTCCTAAACCTGCACCACTTGAAACTGGATCACCGAAATTTTTATCTAATGTACACGTAGTACCAACAAAAGATACTACAGTTGTACCAACTGGCACAGGCGTTGTTCCTAAAGAAACATCTACACCATTAACAGTTGTAACTTGCATACCTGGCGACGGTGGAAAAATAGGTAAAAGTGTTGAAATAAAAGTATTTGTACCAACAAGACCACCAGCGGCTTGTGTAAGTGAAGCAGATGCTACAGATATATCTACCTTAGAACCTGTATTTATTATTTCTCCAGTATCAAGAAGCTCATAAATATCTTGATTTTGTTTAAAAACACCACTTAAATTTTTAATTTTATTATTAGGAGCCACACCTGTATATAATCCATCGGTTTGACAAGAACCACCACCTGGTAAAAACAACTCTGTAACATTTTTCATAGTCGTTTCATAGTTATCTGGATAACTATTAGTAGATAAAGTACTTTCTTCCCACAACTGAAAAGGTTGATAAGGACTGTATTTTGCTACAGATATTTGATCTTCTGTTAGATAATATCTAGGATCAGCTACAGCTCTTTCAATATTTATTTTTCTAGGTTGATTACGATTATCAGTCCAAAATAATAAATTATCTATGATATTAACACCAAATATAGGATATAATTGTGAAAAATTTAAAAACTTACTTGTTCCTGTAAAAAATAAATCTATTGATGTATTATTATTTACATTGTATTGAACTATTCTATTTGTTGCAGTAGAATCGTAAGGCTCACCAGTGTTGTCTGTTAAAAACAAATAAGCAAAACTTTTTGCTTCATCTGTTATCCAACCAATACATTTTATATCACCACCCCAAGTTAACGAAGTAATTTCATTACCTAATACGTTTTCTAATTCTCCAACATCAGGTCCTTCAGATTTACTAACTTGAACATTTCGCGCATCTCTATATTCTCCGTTTGGTACTAAACGAGCATCTAAGTCTTTATTTAATTTACCTTTAACAAAGGTGTTAACAACTTTTGCCATTAAATTTTAGTGTTTTATCCATTTAGATTTACCACGCATTACTTGAATAAACGTATCAAGTTTAATATTTGATAATCTTATTTTTGCATTACGCAAAGCTGCGTATCTATCTTTTTTATATCTTTGAACTACTCCTTCAGGTTGTCCTGCTCTAACAGAAACAATATTATATAGTATACTTTTATACATAGCTTCTTCAGCCATTTTAGGAACTTTAGTATCTAAATCATAAGCTAAACCATCTGATACATATTCTAATACAATTAATTTACCTAATAAATTACTTGAAAAAGTAAATCTACCTGTTCTTTCATCAATACCAAACCAACCATTAAAGTTTGATGTCTTAGGATCAATACCATATAGTCTACCCCAATTCCATGGACCATTTAAACTCCATAAATCTGGATTAGCATAACCAAACCATTCAAAGTTAGAATACCAAGCAGAATTAATTAATCTATCATTTGCTGATTTCCATCTTTTCTCTGTTATTGACGTACCTTCTATATCTTCACCAAAATTATCTTGAGTAGGAACTCCTGCGCCATCTTGAATAGGTGTAGAATAAGGATCAGTAGTTAAATTATTAGCGGGATATATTGGGTGTTTTACTCCTAATGCATCTATCCATGATAAACTAACATAGTTAACATAATCTTGTGGTATAATTAAAGACAATGTATCTGGTATTGTTAACTCTTGTGATTTTATAGATTTTAAAGTATCATAACTAAATTCTTGTAAACTTCTTTTAGCAAAGAAAACAACATCAGATTTTTTACATGTTTGAATTATTTTTCCATCACCAACGTAACCAACCATAAAATTATTTACAATGTCGTTTAATTTTACATATTCATAACCACCATAGTTATTATCTACTGTTTCACCAAAAGCTTTTTCACCTATATTTTGACCGTATTTACCACCATCTAGTTTTTTAAGTTGTACAACTACAAAAGTTCCAACTCCTGGTGTTCCAGGATTAAATATAACAACATTATTAGCAGCAGAAAAAGCACCAGCACCAGTTAGCTCTACATATGATCCTGGCATACCTGTAGCGCTAGTATATACTTTAAAATTATTTCTTGCATAATTTTCATCTGCAGGATCTGATGAATAAAACTGTAAATCTATACCAAATGTAGTGGGATATTCACCGTTAAAAACGGCATCTTCTCTAAAGCCTTGCGCGCCTTGATAATACTGTGCGTTTGTTTCTGTTAATTGTGCCATTATGATTTTTCGTTTTGTTCAACTTTAGCAGCTTCTTGAGTTGCTAATTGTACTACTTCAGGATCTTTTATTATTACTCCAGCATACTTTAATATATTTATAATTAAGTTTGTTTGTTCTGATATATCTAATTCAAAGTTTTTTGAAGAAGGGGCATCAAAAACATATTGTCCAAGTGTACCTGTTGTAAAACCCCAGACTGGTTGTACAGGTAAAAGTATACAGTTAGCATTTACAGCGTTTGGTCTTGGACTTACTCTAAGTATAATAGTAGGATCACTTGTAGATGTAGGCGCTGTTGTTCTGTTTGTTAAATAACCAATAGGATATAATTGTGTAGGAGCTGTTAATTTAGATCTTTCAGTTATTGAATATTCTTGTTTGCTTAATAAATCTACTATAGATTCATTATTAGCTCCAGTATTATTATAAGTAGCAATTATTTCACCTATTCTATATAATGGTCTAGTTGGAGTTGGAGACCAATTATCAGGTTCTGCAGGAACACTTATAACAAAAGGAACTGTAGATTCAAAAGGATATAACTTATAAGCATTATCCTTAAACATATTAAAGAACTCCGTATTGTTTTGTGTGTTGTTTTGATTGGCTCTATTGAATTGATTGCCATCAGGAAAGTATGATTCAAATATTTCTATTTGAGCTTGTTGCGCTAAACTATTAAATTCAGCTGGTGGAATATAACCTCTTTGCTCTTTGTTTAAAATAAACAAGACTGTTGTATATACTGTATTTATATTTACCGCCATTATATTTTTTTTATTATAATACAGAGGTGACTAATGTCACCCCTATATTATTATCACTTGTTAATTAAGTTTTTTATCTATAGATTTATAGATTTCTACACCTTCGTCAGTTTTTAAGAAAGCCGCAAATGCAGAATAAGGATTTTCATCAAATGGAACATTCATTAACTTTCTATTATTACTTGACCAGTGAAAAGTTCTTTGATCTTGAGACAAGTGTATAACACCTGTTTCAACTGCTCTAATAGCTAGGTTTCTTAATATTACATTTTCATCATTTGCTAAGTTTATAAATAATCTTGGATTATTTTTAGCAAATATTAATATATCTCTTTTTATTTCTTTAGAAGACATAGAACTTACTTTACTACCTAATTCAACTCTCATTATTGCTTCTGCTTGATCTATATCCATATTTCTAGCAGCATTTAATGCATCAATTTCTAATTCTAATTCTCCTACTTCATCTTCAGCTATAACAGCTGGTTTGTATTCATAGTATAATTTATTTTTTAAAGGGTGATATAAACTTAATAGTTTTTGTAAAGCAATATTTCTTGCTGGTACATCAAGTCTTCCATCTCTAAAAATTATATGACCTAATGTAACTTCTCCATTTTGCTCATCAGCAAATGGACTAGTCATATTAGTTGCATATCTTATTTCCCTTTGTTTTCCATGTTCACTATCAAAATATAACAACGCGTGTTTTCTTGTGTGTTTACCAGGAATAGTTAAACTAATAGGGGATTTGTTTCCTGTTAAAAAATAAATTCTATCTTTTACTTCCCAACTATCTTTTTTAGTTGGTTTTACTTTGACAGGTTCTGGAGCAGTAACTACTACTTCCTCTACCTGTTCTTCTTTTTTCTTTTTTGACATAATATAATATAATTAAATAATTAAAGGTATTGGGCGCCGAAGCGCCCTTACCTTATACAAATGTTAAATACCTTTGAATAATACAAAGTTATTAGCAGCTTGTGTTACTAAACATCTTTCTGAAAGGAAGTTAACCTCCATTGCATCAAGAGTTGAAGTAAACGCACCACCAGCAGAACCAGTAATCCAAGACTTCATTCTTCTATCGTCAGCTTGAGAAGCTCTATATCTAACGTGAAGGAATGGTCTACGAATATTAGTTCCTAAAATTTGATCATACACAGTTGATGTTCCAGCTGGTACTAATACACCTTCAATTGAATTGATACCTACGATACCACCTCTTGTAGAAGCGTCGTTTAAGTATTTCCAATCAGTTTTGTAAAAGTCATAAGAACCTCTTCTAAATCCAGAGAATCCTAAGTTAAGTGCCATTTCTTCTGAATTTTCAAATAATCCATAAGCAACACCACCATTAACACCAGATGAAATAGCAGCAAGCATGTCATCAAAATCTAATGCAGTACCTCTTTGTAAGAAAAGCATGTTTTCTTCAATAGCACCTTGTGTATCTAGGTTTTGTAGAATAGCATCAAAGTCATTGATTCCACCTGCAGCAGCAAATCCTACTTCAACATTTCCTCTTTCTTCGATAGCATCAAATAAACCTTGCGTACTTGGTAACTGATTCGTTTGATACGGAGCAGTACCACCCGCAGCGTTTGCATTTCTTCTACCTTCTACTACAGACATTTCTAAATAATCTTCGAATCTTAATCTTGTTTCAGACTCAGCTTTTAAATACCATAAGTATCCAGAAGCTCCATCTTCAGTCGCGATTTCAACCCAACCGATTTGTGCCATATCAGAACCAGATACAACGTATTGATCTCTAATAATAATTGGCGTATTATTGAACTGAGTAAAAGAAGGCTCTACACTGACTCTAACGTTGGAGTTACCAGCGCCACCAGCATCAATTGAAGTTCCTTTTGTGTAAGCAGAACCATAAACAAACACTTTTAATCCAGCAGCTGCAAAACCTTGAGCAGCTAAAGTAGTTACAGGATCAAAACACTGAATAGCAATGTCATTACCTGCACCAACAGCATTAGATTCTAAAACAATACCTTTAGCTTCTAATCCATTAGCTGGATCTAATACAACAACTGTATCATTAATGCTCATTACGTTTTCAGTACCTGCAGGCATTGTTAATCTTGTTGGATTAACACCTGGAGCAGCACCTGCCGCAGCAATAACTACATTGTCATATGCAATATGTAATCTATTTTGTTCAGACCAGATTACTTGATCTGAGGTCATTGGCATTTCTGCACCGACC